TTTTTCATTCAAATAATAGAAATCGAGAGCACGGCGATAAAAGCACTCTTCAACTGGGCTAAGGTGCGCTGTAGCAACCATAAAGTCGCTGATATGGTGGAGATATTTATACATCAGTGACTGCTCCTAATTTTACAAGACCGCGCATTTCCAACTGACGAATAATTCTTGGAGGAATAAATTCGTTGTTGATTTTGTAGCGAGTACGAGACTTTTCTTTCACCTGAATTAGTTTGTGCCCATCCTCCATGAGACGGCGAACTGCTATAGCCTGCCCCCCCCCATATGAGTTAATTCTTCAAGTTGATAAAATCTTTCCTGAGCCTCAATTGCGGCATTCATGACTGAAAGTGGCATGGCTGCTAATTCTTTAGCCGTATAGATCTTTACTGGTTGCTCCAGTGGAATTACCACCTCTAGCGGTGTGGTGGAAACGGAAATATCCTGTTTTCTTCTTGCTGCATATCTCACTTTTCACCACCCTTTGGCTTAACATAGCCTCCAAAAGAATCAACCAAACACGCCTTGGTTAAGCTGGTTACAATCTGCTGTGCTAACCACTGCGTTATGCGAAATTGACGAGCCATAGCCTCTGAAAATTCAATCTTTGTTACCGCTGCATTATTTTCGTCATAACCTTTGTTACGTAAATTTTGCTTTTTCACCTCAAATAGGTGCCCAAGTACTCGTAATGCAGGCTCATAGAAAGATTGGATTTCACTTTGCTGGCGAGAATCTTTGATTTGCTGTGTAAAGCTGTTCATGACACCTCCGCTAATGCTTGCTCAGCGCTTGTTAGTCGGCGTTTGGCGTTAAGTTCAGCAACTGTTGCTGTGCGGATTTCTTTTGAAGAAACTAGAATCAAATGATTCTCTGATTTGATGGTCCATAAACTAGTCAAAGTTTTGTTTTTAACTTCAAACAAATCATTTGATTTGAAAGTACGGCACTCTTTAGTAAGCACTACAACGTCACCTATTAAAAAATCAGGTGAGTTGAGTTCGATTGGTTGTTCTGATAAATTGTTTGTGTTCATTTGATCCACCTCAATTGAATGCCTATAAACCACTCTCTACCTGGATGGGGAGTGGTTTTTTATTTGAATAAAATCCGCATGTATTCAGGTGAAGTGAATGCATGTGCTAAATAAACTCGCGTTGCTTCTGCAATTTCAGGTGAGCAATACACATCACTTTCTTGCACAACCTTCAAACCAATGGCTGTCAACAAAAAGCTAATAAACTCAATCTCAGTCCATCCATTTGATTTCTTTTCTGTTTTCATCCGTGAAAGGATGCTTGCATCGACATTTATCATCTCTGCTACTTGTCTTTGATTGCTAGCGTTAAGTGCTTGCAATATGAGCGATTCGTTATTGCTAGCGCTTGCAGGCAATTCATTTAATACTTTGCTCATGGTTTAGTTCCTAAGCGGTTAATGATCCAAGGTTTTTGCTTTTTGTCGTCTGGGGACGAAGTTCAATCCAAATATCTTGATAGTTATCAGGGAAAAGCTCTTTTCGCGTTGTTAAACCAAGATCTTCAGCAATAACTGCTAGCCTGATTTTTCTATCAAGGGGGATAGCTTTCCATCCACTAACTGATGACGGAGCAATCCCCAAAAGTCTTGCTACCGCTGTGACACCACCTAGCTTGTCTATAAGTTGTGCGTCATTCATAACGTGCTCCTAATTTTTCTTTAATTATTAGGCATTCCTTATATTAAATCAATAGGAATACCTAATTTTATTTATGTTAGGATTTCCTAACATTCTGAGGATAGTTGTATGAATACTCTTGCTGAACGACTTAGGTATGCCATGGAAGTTTTGCCACCTAAAAAGATTAAAGGTGTTGAGCTTGCTCGTGCAGTAGGAGTTAAACCTCCTTCTGTGAGTGATTGGCTGTCTGGAAAATCCAAAACAATGGAAGGTGAAAATTTATTACGTGCCTCAAAATTTTTGAATGTAAATCCTTCATGGCTTGCATCTGGCACGGGAGAGATTCAATCAAGCACGAGAGATAAATTTAAACAACTGGATATCGAAGAGTTCAAAAAGAAATACAACATTAGTGATAGTGATGAAGCTCTTTTATTTTCAACAATTATCGAAAAACCGTTTATCCCATCATCTAAGCGTTGGGTTCCTGTTAAGGCTTACTCCAAGATGGGCATGGATGGCTATTTCACAGATATGGGTTATGAAGGCAATGCTGGAGATGGGTATGTTCCAACTCACTCAGCAGGACCAAGAGCCTATGGCATTAAAGGAACTGGCGACTCAATGTTTCCAGCAATTCGTAATGGCTGGTATGTTGTATGCGACCCTGATGCAGATCTTGTGCCGAATGAGTTTGTTCAGGTGTGCTTGAAGGATGGAAGATGCACAATTAAAGAATTTGTCGGCATCAATGGTGGGGTTTTAAGTTTGCTTTCTGTGAATGGTGGTGAGCGATTTTTCTTTGAAATGGACGAAGTTGAAAGTATTACCGCTATTACAGATATCGTGCCGCCAAGTCAGCATAGACAAGAACATCCTTATTCGCATTAATCACAGGAAGACTTATGGACAATTCAAAACGACCAATCAACCAGATTATTGCTCGCATCAATGATGCTGCAAAACATGGTGAAGCTTTGGTGTTGACTGCTGAAGAAGTAAAGATTCTTTCTAAAGATATTGGCGACAAAGTCTTTATTCCTGTGCTTACTAATGAGCAGGTCGTGCAGTTGGTAAAAGAAGGAAAGCTAGGTCAGAAAATTAATAACATAAAAGATTAATAAACTGTGAACCCGACACAGTCTTAACAACAGATCGGGTGGAGAATAAAATGACATTAGAAAATGTTTTTAAACAAGCAATTGATTCAAAAAAGAAAGTAAAACTATCTTTTTTTTCAAAAGAAGATAATCGAGAATTAGTTAGAAAATGCGCCCCTATGGACTTTGGCCCAAGTAGACGAGCGCACAATAAAGATGATCGATTTCATTTATGGGATTATGAAAGTGATTCAAGGGTTCATACCTTGAGCCTATTGCCTAATCAAATATCAAATATAGAAGTAATTGATGAGGAATTTTGTCCCAGTGAGTTTATCACCTGGAACATCAGCAAATCTCCTTGGTTTTATAAAAGAGATTGGGGTCAATATTCATAATTTTATCGAATAACCAAAAACACTGTTCTTTGGTCAATTCAATAGCGTCATTTTCATCTGGATTCGACCCATTAAAAGACAACATCCAAACCGTTCCTTCTGCTTCAATCGACTCAATAACTAATGGTGGTGATGAATTTTTTATTGTTCCTGTCATCATAACAAACTCCAAACAACCCATCCCTGTGATGGGTTTTCTTTTGTCTATTAAAGCACAAAAATTAGGTATTTCTAATTTTATTAGGAATACCTATTGACTTAATAATTAGGTTTACCTAATATCTATCTCACAGACAACAAAAAAGCACACCGCCCCTCCCCAGGTCCGATGTGCTTTTGCAAAACTGCGAGATCAATTATGAACGTAAAAGTTAACTCATTCAACTCATTTGCATTTGTCAGCATGGCTGCTGTTGCAATCTCAGGTGGTTCTTTAGTTGCTTGTCAGCTACAACCAGCTTTCCAAACAAAAGAAGCTCCTTCTCTATTTACTCCAAAAACGCAACCAAGTACTTACGGGGTTTTAACCGCAAAAATAACAGGTAAACATTCTGGCGTTGCTGTAATTAAATTAGATAGCTTCCGTTTAAACGTTAGCTTTGATTTTGAAGCTCATCCAGACAGCTACGGCGTTCCGGGTTCTGAATTCACCGCTGTCGATATTACCCAACTCACTGTGAATGAAATCACTGACATTAACGGTAAGTCATATAACGATTTCACCGAATTTGAAGACATCCGCAACATCAATGACCTTCTAAAAGGCTTCATCGAACGTAACAAGTTGGTGGAGGCTTAAAGATGACTAATTTCAAAAAACACCCTGACGGCTATATGTCATTTTTAGGCCGTGATGATAAGGGCCTCTACTCTGTCCGCATTGGCTGGCAAGTGTACGCATCTAATGCTAATGGCTCAGTTCTTTACAAGGTGAAGGACTCAGTTAAGACACCTTTGGACGTTGAAAAGTTCCAAACTGACTATCCAAAAGTTTGGAATGAACTCACACAAGAAATCGACTTCCAACGCAGAAAGCAGCTCGCAATAAAGCTACGTGAAACAAACATCCCTACACGTGACCGCAAAGCTTATAAAACTAAGCGCGGCTTCACTGGCTCAAGATAAGGATAATAAAATGGCTCTACCGATTATTACTGCTGACCAAACTTTATTGGTTCAAGCAATTATTGTGTACCTATACGCGGATCCGGGTTTAGGTAAATCATCGATGGGCTTTACTGCGGAAAAAGCAATTTCTTTTGACTTTGACCGTGGTGCTCACCGTACTGGTGAATTACGTCGAGGTGCGGTTGTACAGGTTCAACAATGGAGTGATGTTGCAAACCTTACTCCGCAGGACTTAGCACCATATAAAACCGTAGTCATTGATACCGTGGGTGCAATGCTTGAATGCATTAAAACCCATCTATTGCTAACTGCTAATAACCGTCAAAAAGATGGCTCTTTAAAGTTAAAGGCTCAAGGTTTAGCGAACCAAACTTTTAAGCAATACATCAATACTTTGATCAGTTTAGGTAAAGATGTTGTTTTCATTGCACACGCATCAGAAGATCAAAACGGTGATCAAATTATTTACCGACCAGATCTAGGTGGTAAAAACCGTAACGAGCTTTACCGTATTGCAGATGTCATGGGTTATCTAACAACTGTTACTACTGGTGAAGGTAAAAATGCCCGCGTTATTAATTTCAAACCTTCGCCTACACATCATGCGAAAAACTCAGGTGCTTTAGGCGGTGAAACCGGTGAAGTATGGGTGCCTGATCTTAAAGCACACCCTACTTTCTTGGCTGACCTGATTACTCAAGCTAAAGATCACATTAACACCTTAACGCCTGCACAACTTGCAGCAGCTAAAGCCCAAGAAGAGCTAGAAAACTGGAAACAAAGCTGTGAAGAAGCTGAGCATGCAGGTGACCTTAATCAATTAACTGAGTCGCTTGATAAAGAACACATGTATTACCAGAACATGCGCCAAACAATGTTAATGAGAGCTAAAGCATTGAATTGCACGTTTGATAAGCAACGTGGCACTTGGATTAGTCCACCAGAATTTAACGGTATCTCAGATCAACAAAGAGATGAACTTCAAAACTTCATAGCTGAACGCGGCCTAGACGTGAAAACAGTTTGTGAACACTTCGGCATAGATGCCCTTATCCAAATTGAAGAGGCAAAACTACCAGCAGTTAAACAAGACATTGAAACATTAGCTAAAACGGGGATGACAGCATGAAAATACTAAATAAAGTTGAAGCTAAACTTGCTTGGGCCAACGGTGAATTACTTTTAGTAAATAATACTGAGCGTAATGGCTGGGAGCCATTTAACCCTTATGACTTTGGCTTTGATGTTTTTGATAAATTCGAATTTCAATTAAAGCCTAGAACTATTTTTATTGGCGAATTTGAGGTACCTGAACCATTAAAAGAAGCGCCTGCTAAAGGTTCTACTTGCTCTTACCCAAGTCCAACTGTTGAATTAGGTGTGCAGCAGTTTAAGTGGAATGGTTCAAAAGGACAATTACGCATGCTTCAGCATGGCCAAGTCCACTCAAGTTTTGATAATGCTTTTGCTCATTGCTGCGCGATTATTAAAGTCAGTGGTGGTGAGTTTGCTGAAGATATGCTCAAACTTCTGAACAAGCCAACTGATGAAGTTGAAGAAGAAAAGCCTTTAGAAAATGAAGTTGAGAAATCACCTCAGGTTAATACTGAAAAAACAGTAATTGAAGAGCCTACTAAAGATTTAAAAGAGGATCTCGATAGTGCAATTGTTGTTACTGAGGGGCCTTATGTTTCATCATCCGAGGATCTATTAGTTCCAGAAACTAACGAGCCTAAAGTAGATCCAGAATATCAGCAAACCCTAGATACTCTTCTACAGCGTGTAAAAGAGTCAAAAACACCTGCAGAAGTAAATGCGGTTTATCGTTATACCCGCAAATGGGATGACGAACAAATGAAGCCTATCCTTCTCGCCACTCACAAACGTCTTGAAGAGCTAGAAAAAGAACAGGCATCTGCGAATGAGCCACCCTCTTTAATGGTTCAGATCCAGAACGCACCAGACCTTACAACGCTAGATGCTTTGGAAATAGACGTGGCTGCACGAGATCCGCAGATTCAACCGAAGCTAATGGGGTATGTGAGAAAACGCCGCTATGAATTAGAGAATCCTACACCTACCCAACCTGAAGCTGATCCTGATTATCTATTAGTGGACGGTTACTAGAATGAAAGACCAATTCAAGAAAGTGAATAACAAGCACTTACTTGGTTTTACTAATTACTTGCACTTGCTGGGCTTTGTAATAGTCCAGCAAGGGTTAAACCAAGCAATGCTTTTAACGAAACATTATGCCGTACCAGTAGCTTGGCGCCGCATAACAATAGACTACAACAACCGGTTAAATAAACCCGCTCAGCAGCTTTATAAAGAGTTTGTTGAGTGGACTAAAGAAGAATATTTGAGGGCTCAAAAATGGAAGTAAGAATTAAGTCTGTAAATGGCCCCAGCCCTTTACCAGCAAATTTACAAATGGATGTTGTTTATAAAGCTGTTCGCATAGATGCCAATCGAATGAAAGTAACTTGTGATGATGGTCAAGTGATTACAACAAGCATTTCAAAATCTGGTTATTTGGGCGATTGGGGTGAATGGGAAATTTTAAGTGAGGATTCTCAACAATGAGCAAAGTTATTGGTGAAGTTAATTTGAGCCCTAGCAGTATTGAAGGTACTCCGGATCAGGTAGCTGTTCATATTTTTGAAAAAATCATTTGTCCAAGTACTGAAGAGCTTCTCAAAAACAATCCGGAAGCTGCAAAAGTTTTTGCATATCACATTTTTGGTTTAGCACTGTCTCAACTAGCAGAGTTTCATTCAACCAAAAGTCTAGATAAAGCTGTAACCGTTACTCTTCACAACCTTTTGCGTCAATTGAAGAAAGAACGTAATGAGTTGAGGAGCTAATGGATGAGTGAAGTAAAAGTTAAAACATGTGATTTTTGTGATGATGGAAATGGTGAATGCATTTTCCCCTATTACGGCCTTGCCCCTCATATTCACACAAAGCCAATTGGCGGCACTGTATTTCTAGACGGGTCATTACCTGAAAACTTCTGTCCTGATGGGGATGGTTTAGGCATGTATACACATTGTCTGAATTGCGGGGGTGACGGCACCTATGAGGGTACTCAATTAGAAGTTAAAGCGGAAAGTAAGGAGGAGTAAATGTTAAAAGATCTGAGAAATCTATCTGATGCAGAGCAACAAGAATATTTGGATCGCTTCATAATGGCTAATGAAGAACAGAAGTTCCCTCAAGAGGTTGTGGCACTTTATTTAGATTGCTCGCCTTGGACATTAGCTAGAATGCGTTGTGATCAATCATCACTGCCTTTCTCGAAAATTGGAAGACGTGTTTCATATAAAAAGAAGGACGTTTTGAAGTATGAGCAAAGCAAGACTGTGCTTAATACAGCACAGCTTGCAACAGTTTAAGGCGGTTAGACCGCCTTTATTTCTTTTAATCTTTCTGCCCATACAGATTGGTAATTAAAGCAATCAATCTTACCTTGATACACCGCTTCAATCATGTTCATTGAAGCTCTTAATTCCTCATCTGGAATTTGAACATAACCACCTGTCACATCAATTCTTGGTTTAGCCGTGTGATTAAGAAGTCTTTTTGTCACATAAATATTAAATCTTAAAAGGTTGCATATAGTGGCAAATGTACGACGGAAATCATGCATTGAAACGTAATAGTCAACTTCCTTACCCACTCTATTCAATAATGTATCTACCTTAGTTGCATGCATATTCCACGAAGTAGGCATCTTAGTAGCTGGGAAAACCCAATCGTTTTCTCTTAATAACCAACGTTCACGCAAAATACTGTGTAGATGATCACCAATAGGAAAAGTATGATCTGAACCATTTTTGGTATCTCTAAAAGTTAAGGTACCATTTTTAATATCTACATCAGACCACTTTAAACAACATGCCTCCTGTTTACGGCATCCCGTATACATGCACATCAATACAATATCCCGATGCGTGTTAGACCTAGCAGTATTTTCCAGATTTAACTCATCTTCATAATGAAGCACTGCATTGTAATATTTGTGAATGATGTCTTTATGGAGATGTCTATCCCTACTTTCTATTTTATTCCAACCTCTTGTTACGGAAATAATGTCAACTGGATTACTTTTAAGAATCGGGTTCTCATCTGTTGAATAAAGAACATGAATATACTTCCATAAGGTACCTAAAAGAGATACAGCACCATTTGCTGACGACTCACTTACTTCTGATACCTCAATAAATCGATCCAGTACTTCTTGCTTAGATATCTGGAAAAGCTTTTTGTTGCCCCACCCCAAATATAAATCAAAATACTTACGGTACTGCCTAATTGTTTTTGGTCTAAAGTCATTTCTATCAATATAAATTTGAAGAGCTTCATTCACGGTAATATCTAAAGGATTAGCAACCTTCTTTAATTTGATAGGCTTTTCATATTCATTGTTTGAAATTTTCGCCAGAATCATCTGAGCTTTTGCTCGAGCATTTGTTGCAGGAATATCGGTAGTTTTGCCAATTGTCACTCGATAGAGTTCACCTTCATGCCTCCTTTCAACAATATAGGTTTTACTTTTATTAGTTACCCGAACAGCAAAACCGATCAGTTCTGCATCTCTATATATTTTTTGACCTTTTTCAGTTAATGGAATAGCATCAACAGTAGATTTGTTGAGTTTCAT